GAATAAGCAGATGCTGCTAGTAAGCCACCAGCACCGCCGCCGCCGCCAACTGCCATATTTGCCGATGAATTTCCACCACCAGCACCGCCACCAGCAACAACTAAATAATCTAAATTAAAAACATTACCTGCTGGCGATAAACAGCCTACGATTGTATTAAGCATTAGCTAATCGCACCCACTACATACCAGGCATCTGTGCCAGTTTTAATCAACGCAGCTGATTTGTATTGGCTCAGTGTTGGAGATGCGGCAACTGTGCCACCGCTTAGAACCGTAGTTGTACCCGGTGTTACTGCTGAAATTGTAGTAAGCCCTGCGCCAATATTCATAACCGTAATAACCGTACCAATAGCAAAAGCCACCGATGCGTTAGTAGGTATCTTAAATGCGTTGGCCGATGCGTTAGACATGGTTACTAGCACTTGATACTGATCGGTAGATACCGCTGTGTATGTAGTGCCAGTCTGAGCATTAAGGGTAAATGCCACTAGGCCGTTAAACATGCCGCTAGTGAGTACGTCACCCGTTACCGCTGGAAAGCCTGTTGCCATTTGTTTACTCCTTAGTATGAAAGTACGTTAGTGCCTAATATGCCTGATCTAGTTGAACCAATTATAAACCCATCAATTATTGGCTCTAGTGTAGTAAAGGTTGTACGCCATTTATTCGGGGTAACATTATGCGCCACGCCAAATACTTGTAGGGTTTTTGTAAGGGTTGAACTACCAGGCTGGTTAGTAGTGATAGTTACCGGGTCAAAGAAATCAAGATCAAGCGCAGCAACCGTGCCAGCTGCGTAATTATCTGTGTACAGATCAAGCTCGATGGCATCGCATCTAACGCTGGTTTCTGCTCGACTAGCAACGTAAGCACGGGCATAGTCCAATGCCTCGGCATCTGTCTGCATCAATAGGTTTTGCTGGTTATAAGTATGGGCAAAGTATTTAGCCACACTAGCTGCATCGGTCGCATTTTGAACCGTGCCACCTGTTCTAGTTATATTGGCTTGGTTAAATACAAGGGTGTCATCTGTACGCCACACGGCATTGAAATAGCTGATATCTGTACCGTTATCGTTAAACACTACGGGCGTAGCAGCAACACTAGCTACGGTTACTGTCCGATCTTGGAAAGTCCACGATCCTGATGCATCTACATATATTGCGCCGTACTCGCTATTAGTGGCTGTCTGTAAAGCTGCTAGGGCTGTACGCGCTGTGCCTGGATCGTTCTGCAGCCGCGTTAGCCCGGAATCTACGTCACGCATCGATGCTGGCCAGCCAATAGTGTTCAAAATCTGATTGATACGTGTGCCGCTTAGATCGTTAGCAGTAGCACCTGTAACGGTACTGATCTGAGCATTTTGCGCTAAACGTGTGGCATCTACAGCACTGATAGTTGTATAAACAACATCGTTAGCGTTGCGTGGCGTAGTAGTGGTGTAGCTAGTAATAAAGCCGCTAAACATTGGATAGGTAGTACCGCCATAGGTAGCCGATATTGACACCTTACGCATAGGGGTTAAGAATCCAAAATACGGGCTACTAGGGTTTTGTGGGTTAAAATCGCCGTTTTGATCCACGATGCGCAGGGTTAGTGTGCCTGTCTGAAATTCATCGGCTGTAGCTGATCTACCGCGCTTTGTACTTACGCTATCTACCACGTTGCTTACATCAACAATTAGTGATGCTGAGTCCGCTAATACGTTAGTGCCGAATATGCCTTCGCCAATGATGAAAGCTTGGGCAGTCGATGGGCCTGTACCAAAGTTAATAACCGCGTTAATTACTGGGATTGTCATTAGCCGTTGTCCACTAAGAATCCAGCAGGGAAACGGGATAGGCCCGTTCTATTGGCGTTTAGTAACGCATCGTTTACCTTTTCAGTAAAGTCATCGCCATCTAATACGTTACCTTCAACGATTACTGTTACTGAACTGTTTGATGATCCAGTTGAGCCTGTACCTACAGGCGGCATATAGTCAAAGAATCCACCATAACCCGGTGCGATTGGTTGGCCACCGCCACCAAAGCCCGGTGGCATAACTGTAGGTGGGATAACTGGGGTAGGCATTACTACAGGCTGGGCAAGTAAGGCTAGATAATCTTTTAAGGCCGCCATCTTTGCGGCATCGGCTAAAGCCTGAGCAGCTGCGATACGGGCAATAATTTCAGTTTGCGTAGTGTAATTAAGGATGTCATAAGATGCTTGCGCTGATGCGACTGTATCAATTCCAGCTAGTTTAGAAATTTCTAGCAACTTTGCCTGAGTCTTTTCAGTATAGAAATTAGCCTCAGCTAATCCACCTGATGCGATGATGGCTGCGTTGTACTTAGCATAGGCTTCTTGTCGCGCATTAGCCGCTTCTGCTTCTGTCATTTCTGTGGTGCTAATTCGCTTTAATTCAGCTAATAACAAATTGTTAATTGATGCTAATTCGGACTCACTGATAGCAGTAATTCCGGCTAACTTGTTGGTTTGCTGTTCTTGGGTTAGCAGCTTTAACTGATCGATGTACTTTAGAGCTTTTTCGCCGTTATCGTTTTCGATTTCCTGCATCGCCAATAACCGCAGGCGTTCATCTTTATCGTAGGTGGCTTTAAGCGCAGCTGCTATCTGTATCTTGGTTAGATCAAATGCGGCAGCAGCCTTAGATAGGGCGGCTTTAGCCTTTTCTGCCAGCAATCTTTTCTTTTCTAATTCTGCTTGCTTCTTGGTATTGGCTAATTGCTTATTTTGTAGTACCTCTAATGCCTTGGCGCGCTTGGCGGCATCGGCTTCTAATTTAGCAAGCCGTTTGGCCTGTTCCTCTTTAGATATTTCGGAAGGTGTTTTAGTTACTTTAGGTGTCGGTGTAAGTTTCCTGCCAACTTGTGCCCCAGCAAAACCTTCAAAGATATTTCTCGGTAAATTCTTTAGGTTTTTAATCAAGGTAGGAATAACACCAATTGCTGCGCCCGATGCTCTTGTAACGTTAGCGATAGCAGTAGCAATAGCTTCAATGACATAAGCCGCATCGCTTGCCTCAGTGCCACCGCCAACAGCAGCAAAGGCATCTACTAGGCCGCCGCCAATGATTTCGGATGCGTTGCTTGTTGCTACGCTTAATACATCCATGCTGTAAGCCGTTGTACCTAAATAAGCATCAGCTGCGCCAGCAGATTGTTTTAGTAAAGTTCCTAAAATTTCATTAAATGACTTGCTACTTAGTTCTGCCTTGGTTAGCCCGGTATTGTATTTCGCCAAGCCTTTAGTAATGCCTACATAACCTTTGGCTAAGTCTTGGGATACGGTGGCTAAATCAACACCCGATGCGCGGCTAATGGTGATGGCATCGTTTAATAACTTCTGTGATTGGACTAATGATCCCGTAGTGGTCAATAGACCCTGAAACGCTGGCCTTAAAATATCATCGGCGATGCCTGCTGAACGTTCAAGGTCGGCTATAAATTTAGATATATCTACGTTAGCAAAACCAATGCCTAAATTATCTACAGCACTAGATAAACGTAGGGCAGCGGCTTCATCCTCAGCAAAGGCTTTTACAGCTTGCTTGCCAAAGTTAATTACTGCTTTTGTACCAAAGGCTATACCTAGGCCACCAGCTAATGATTTAACACTTTTCATTAGCTTTGCTGTAGCTGTGTCTGCCTGCTTAAATGCTTTTTTGCCTGTGAACTCAGCGGCTATATCAATTCTTACTGATGGATCAATGGCCATTAGTTATACCCCACAGCCGTATTAAATTTATCCCGGGCAGACTCGATGGCCTTGATAACGGCTGCGTTAGTCTTGCCGCCATCCTCTTTCCATGCGCGAAAGATTGCGCGGCCTTTCATCTTGCGTGATCTACGGCCTGCGCCTGTTTGATTGTTAGCATCTACGATCATGCCGTATTGGTTCATGGCTTGTACGAATATGTAGCCTGCTTGCGGATTACGGCTACGGCCTTGATTAGGGCCAGCAGCTACAATATTTGCGCCTTGGTTATAGCCTGGTCGCTGCACAATAAATGATGATCCCTGCTCACGGCCATTGGCATGTACACGGCCAGCAGTTTCATAGATAGCACCCGATGCTGATGCGTTTTGAATACGCGCTAACGATCTAAACCCTTGGCGGTTAGGTCGGCTAGGGGTGGTTTTATAACCTACGCCGCCTTTAGCAGCTCGACCATCCCACACGGGAAATTTGCCATTACTCGATGCTTTACCCCAGCCCGATAACGGTGCTTGGGATGGAATAAAGCCGCGCGCCTTAGACACAATAGGTTTAAGCAAATTAGCCATTTCTTTTCTTGTGTCTTTAGCTAGATCAGGCGTAAATTTTCTTAAAGCCTTTTGGAGATCAACGCCGCCTTTTACCGTTACTGGCATCTTGTATCTCCTTTGCTCTATCTTTCATAGCCTGCAGTAATGCGCTAAACATCCTCGAATCTAACCCAATTAAATCTTTAGGCGGTATTCCCGTTTCCAAACTGATCCGTGCGATCAAGTAAGTAAACGAGTCACGCCTTATGCTTCCGGGTCATCATCTAAAACTTCTACCTTTGAAAGTGTTGCTAGAAACGGTGCGCCGAACATAGGCACGGGATCGCCGCTGCTTCTTAAACACTCCCACGCTAACCAGTACACATCTGTCTGCTTCTCATCCTCGCGGAAAGCGCGGTGAAAACCTTTTTTTGCGTACAGCTCGAAAGCGTATTCAATAGATGGTGTTATCTGATGCTCAGATACGTTGCCATCTACCTTTGTTACTTTTAACTTTGCCATGCTTTAGCCCCTATTCTGTATATTATGGTGCGGTTGTAATTACGATTGGTGAATTACAAGTAAATGTAATTGATTGTGTAGCCATGTCTGCTACTGCGCCGTTAATATCGGTAGTGTTATTTACCAAAATTGTGGTGCTGTATAGCGGATTAGTAGCTGATACCACTGCGCTTGTCTGCTTTAGCGTAATAGGTACTGTTGTACCCCATGCTGCTTGTAGCGTTGCGTTTACGTTCGCAGCAGCTGTATCGCTTAGGAAATCTAAAGTAATTGTGCTGGCCTCTAGACCCTTAACGAACTTATGAGCTGTATCGCCCATAGCAGTTACTTCAAGTTCATCAAATACGCGGTTAATCGTTGCGCTTGTAACGTGATCTGATAGAACTACTGAGTTCAGCGTTACTACAACGGTATTATTTAAATATACGGCCATTTAGTTATTCCTCTGTTTTCTCGGTTGCAGGTGCTTTGGGTTTTGTTTCTTTTACTGGTGCTGCTTCGATCTGCCCAATTTTAATTAAAAAGGCAATATCCTCATCTGTGTATGACATGTGTTTAACTCCAGCTCGTTAGTATGGATATATTGAATTCGGCTGTTAATAGATCGCCGCTATCAGCATTTAATACACCGGGCGCGCTAACGCTGGTTATATTAAATACAAGGTTTGATGCTGCTAGTTTTGTATAAGCCGCAACGATAAAATCCTCGATGCCTTGAAGGTTGCCCTGGTTGTCGAACATTGGCACGGTTAGCAATATCTTAAAATTAGCCATAGGCGAAATAGTTATGTAGCTGTTATTGCTTGGCGTTAGGTATGGAT